TTCATAATCTGTGAAATAAAACCCACCGGGCACGCACGAATGCTCTGGTTTGTCGTTAAATTCTTCTTTAAGAATATTTAACCCATCCTTGTACTGGTAACCATGATGGCATTCTTTCTCATTCGTTACCTTGTAATACACTTTTGAATAATTAAATTTCGTTTCCATAGTTTTAAGTTTTTAAAGGTTTAACATTAATTAATTAATTACGATACAAATATACAACGGCCTTTTTTATTTTGCAAGTTTTTTGCCAACTTTTTTCATTATTTTAACATTTTTTAACATATGAAGGTTTTTGTATAAGTGCTAAATGCTTGAAAATCAAATATATACTATTTTTACTCCCAATCAAGCTCCGCGATAGTGGGGTGCCGGTAATTGGATCTGGACTGTGGCTGGGCGGGGGCTATCTCATCCTCCCAGCCTCTTTGGTTTACCCAAGTTTTTAGGTGCCGCCATTCGGGCTGCCATGCCCCCCGGCTTAAATTTGCCTCTTTTTGGGCTTTTTGCCGCTCGATAGCCGGCAAGAGTAGTGGCAGGCATTCCCGCCAATCTTTATGGCGTTTAAAGTTTTTGAATTCTATTTGCAACCCACCTTTTGTACCCGGGTATACTTTCCTAAAATTTTCAAACGCTAATGCACATTCATCATTTTTCAATAATTCCTCTTTTTCTTTTTTTCTTTCTTTTATTTCTTTTTTAAATTTTTCTTTTTCTTTTCCTTTTTCTTCTACTTCTTCTTTTTCTTTGTTACTTTCTTTTTCTTCTTCCTCTTCTTTTACCTTTTCTTTTTCTTTTTCGTCATTAATAGAATTTAATTCAGAATTTAATTCTAAGACTTGACAATTTATTTCGCTTCCACACTGATTCTCAGCGATTTTTGTGTCGGTAATATTCAAATCATCTAATCTTTCATCGCATTTTTCATCAATATGATATTCATATGATTTCCGTATGATGCTCATATGATTTTCATATGATTTATTTTCGCTCATTTTTCTACCAGATTTTCCATTACTTCTACTCTCTCTGTATCTTTTCGCACATTCTAATTGTCTGGCCATCATCTCATTTACGTAGCCATTGCCGGCAACAACAAACAACGATGCAAGCATTTCATCTTGCCCAACTATTTGCATGTACATTTTCTCATCGATAATACCATACGTTGCCTGCAACATCAACAATGTAACGTATTTGCCACGTTGCTCGTGATTGAGAACAAACATTTCCTTCATCATTTCGGAAGGAGATAATTTTATTTCATCTTTTTTTCTCATAACATTATTTTTTATAATTTATTTTTTCATATGATTATCATATGAAAATCATATGATTTCATTATGATTTCATCATGATTTCATATAACAAAAAAATCAAATAGCAATTTCGCCATTCTTTATTTTTTTAACCACCTCTTGCAATGGCATTTCTTTTAACCCCGGAATTGTCATTCTTGCAAGAACCGCCATCGATATCGCCGGGTCATTGTTTTTGTTATAATCTTCTGGCAAATAATTTTCGTTCTGTTTTTTGCTCGCCGAAAAGATAAATGAACGAAAGCCAACAACCAATGTTTTTAGGCTTACTTTCTCTATATCAATTATTCCCATTCGGATGTTTAAAAAAAAGTTTCCAATTAAGGAAACTTCAATTTCTGGATTATTTTTTAAATACGAACAAAAATCATTAACCCATATGGCGAATGCTTCTTTCTCCGGAGTTCGCTGATCAATTGCTAATAATGTGTGTTTGATTTCTTTTGCAATTAATTCCTTTAATTTCCTTTCTTCAAGATCTCTTATTTTCATGGCACTTGTTTTTTAAGGTAAATATAATAATTTTTTTATTTTCTTTTGTCTTCCATTTCTTTTATTTTTTGTTTGTAATATTTTATTTTTTCTTTTATCTCTTCTACAGTTATTTTTGGTTTTTTTTCTTCCGAACTTGCGACAAGATTTTCAAATCTATCATAGCCAATTCTATTAATCAATCCACGCTCATAATTGATAAGATTACCATGTTTATACTTATTACATTCTACACATTGACCATGCACGTTTTCCTCGTCGTATCTCATGTCCGGGTGGCCGCCAACGGAAAAGAAATGCCCAGCATCGTACTTGCCGTACAATGGCTTTCCACAAGATATGCAGGGCATTCCATAATCACGCAAACGAATAAACGTGTTGAAAATTTTTTGAAGTTCATTCAATAAATCACGCCTTGTTTTTATGTCTTTTTTATATTCCTGTATCTTTTTTTTTATTTTTTTCTCTGCAAGTATTTGAGAATATTTCACCGCACACTCAATGCCACACACTTTTTGCGTCGTTCTGAACGACTCAAACATTTTCCCGCATATACAACAACGTTTATTCTTTAAACGTTTATCCTTTATCATTTCCTTCAAGTACGTTTTTAATAAATCGTTTGTTTAATTCTATTAGATCATATTCGATTAATACACCTCTTTGCAATAATGACTTGCTATAATAAGATAACAAATTAAAAATATAATCAAGCATTTGATAATCTGATTTTGACAATGAGGAAAAATTTTTTATTTTCTGCGATATTCTTTTTTCAATTTGTACAATCTCTTCAGAAAATTTAATGTCAACTTTCATTCGTCCGCATACTTCCTGAAAATGATAAATAACTGTTGCGTGATCTCTATTTATCAACTCACCTATTTCCGAAAGCGAAAGCCTCGTATATATCTTAATAAAATAACACATTATCTTGATACAATCAATTACATTACGCTTTCGGCTTCCGCGCATTACATCATTAAGTTCCAAACCAAATGCCGATAAACATTCGCCGATAATTATTTCGGCATTTATTCTATCTATTTCGTTACTCATAATTTTGCAAATTTTATAGTTATATTATTCTCATGATCTGTAAACTCCATGCGATCATCATCATAGATGATAAGAGTACCATTTATGGTATTAACAATTTTCCTATTCTTGTTGCTGTATACCATTATCACATTGTTCATTTTCTTTTCCATCATATTCATTTTTTAATTTAAAACTAAACGGATATTCTTCTTGCTTTGGCCTTGCATTTTTATTTTCTCTCCGCCAAATATCAAGACAATAATTGAAAAATTTTAAATCATCTTCATAATTTTCCGTTTCAATAATTTTCCATCCATCGCCTTGTATTTTTTCTCCTTTCTTATCTTCACCCCTTGTCTGTGCCTTTAGATGTAATACACCGCTGCGTTGTATCTTGTAATGAGGATTAAGATAGTCCCATGCCTGCCGATATGCAGCAACTTGCAGGAATGCCGTTTGATGTATCATGTTTGATGTTTTATAATCCATCAACCATATCTCCCCATTAATCTCACAAATGATGTCAATAGTACCACCATAACCAAATTCATCAATGGCAAAAGAAAATTCATGAACTAATATTTTTGGAGAAAAATTGTTAAAAAATTCCATCGCTTTGCAAATCAACACCCATTCTTCCCATGTATATATTTCCTTTCCATCTTTCATGTAAGCGATTTCTTGTCCTTTTAAAAAGAAGTCAATCGCTGCATGAACATTGCTCCCAACTATTCCAGCCTCTTCAATTATTTGCTTCGCATTCATTCCAACCTGCATAAGCCAACGGACAAAGTTTTGCCCCTTGGGGTATACATCAATAACTGCCGTTACCGACGGCAACCAATTCCCCGATGAGCCTTGATACCAATGTTCGTCCGGAATTATTATTTTATTTTCAAGTTCAGATATAAACTTCATGGCTCTTTATTTTTATTTGTTTAACCATTCATAATAAATTTCAGCAAGTTCAATAATCGATTTCGTTTCCGTTATCGGAATAGATTTGATTGTTTCAACTGCAAGTGTCAATGATACTTGCCTCATGTACTTTGTTCCTTTTCTTGTTTCGTTTTTTTCACGCACAAGATTTATCCATTTTTGTTCAACTCCGTTATAAAAACGTCCAGTTGATTTAATATTTACTTCAACCTCTTGTCCGATGAGGCCGGAGAAATCTTCGCCGAACGATGTGCATTTTTCGCCAGCGTCTAATTCGACTTCAAAAATCTGTTTCCCATCTTTCGTTTTTCTTCCTGTATTTACACAGGAAATAATTTTTCTTTTCATAATTCTTATTTTTTAAAAGTTAATAAATAAAGTTAATAAATAAAAATTTTATGTTCACACGCTTTAAGCGAATCATTTTTTTTATCTTCACAATAAGTAATTTCGTGAAGTATATAATAATTACTGAACGGTTCTTCCAATTCTACGGTATATGGTAATATTGCACCTCGTAAAATAGAATAATTGCATTTTTGTAATGCAATTTCAATTCCTAGATCAATAATTTTTTGATAATTTTTTTCGATGTGGTTAATGCAACTTAATATTTCTTCAGATAACTTCTCCTTAAGATTTTCGGGAAATTTAAATCCATTCTTTATTTTAATCCCTTCAATAACTTCAGTTACCCTCTCTACTTCTCTCTCAGATAATTTATTTCGCAATTGTTTATACTTTTCGACAAGCCCGATTGCTTGCATTTTTTCATCATCGTAACGTGTATAACTATCAGCTACTTTTCTCCAGAAAATTTCAGCTCCCAAGGCGTCTTTTTTCAATTTTTTGTAATTCCACATAGTATTTTATGTTTTAAGATTTTGGACAAATATAAACAAAATATGTCAACAAAAACAAGTTTTTTTAAAAAAAATTTTTTATTGTCTCAAAATCAATAAAATAAAAAAGCCGTGCACCTCTGTGACACGGCTTAAAAAAAACAAGAAACAAGAAAAGAAAAATAACTATCTATTTATAAATATAATTTCATCTGATTCGTGAATATCATCTGGCGAAAGACTTTCCCAGTTTTTAAAAACACCATAAAACTTATTTAAAACATAAGCTACAAGCGTCGAGCAAACATATCCCCTAGCTTTATATTTCCAATCAACGCCAATATTTTGCAATATTTGTCTTGGTATTTGCAAAAATAAATGCCAAAAACCGTAGGGCTCTTTACCAACCATCGACAAACAAAAGTCGGTCATTTTATTTTTATCTTTTTGAATTTTCGCCCCCGGAATATTTTTTAATTTCGCAAACGCAAGCGTGTATTTCCCCTCTTCTTCCGCTATTAAATAATCATCAAGCGGCGAAACGGTTATCCCCCACAACGTCCCCTCTTCAAATGCCATTAACTTGCCATTTAATTCAATGACAAGAAACACGTGATTCCACATCGAACGTTCAAAAAATTTTATCGCTCTCGTTAAAATACTATTGCTCTTATTCGTAGACACAAAACCAATCATGCCATGTTCTATAACACAACATTGATTTTTATTTTTACATTTCCCATTACATTTACACGCCATATTTATTTTATTTTTATTATATATTCATTTTGTTTGTAAGTTCGAAGCAAGTTCATTAATCTTATAAATGTATCCCTGCTATTTACAAGCCTTCCCTTCACCTTGTTTTCTCCAACCAAAATACAACCCATCGTGTCAAGTGAAGAATTCCCCGGGTGTATCATCACACCATTAAACGCAGGCACATCAAGCAACAACGGAGCATTTATTTTCATTTTCGGCGAATAAGAAATAATAAATTTATATTCCCCTTCCGGGATCGCCGTTTCCCCATAAATCTTAACCCCATACGGTCTCACGGCATCCTCAAGCGTATCGCAAAAATAAACCATCTTACTTTCATTTGTCAAAAAATATAAATGCCCAATCGTGTAAGAAGGTTTTTTATATTTTCTATCTAAATAAAAATTTATCATTTCTTATTAAGAACTTCCCAAATTATTTTTTTGTCATTTTCATAATCATTTTTCAAAACAAACTGCGTACGCATATCTCTTATCTCGCATCGTATTTCTTTCAATTCCTGCTTTATGTCTTTTATCGTGTCCGTATTAATCAGGCTATCTATCGCCCTGCTACCAAATATGACAACAAGACCAACGATAATACCCACTCCAGCACCATTTAACTTGTTTTTCGCCTCTTGTGTCATTTTTATTTTGTATTTTTTGCACCACTAAATAAATTAAGCGTCAAATAACCCATCAAAGCCTTCCAGGCACCATCAAGTGCTGAAATCCACAATTGCTTGCTTGCAAGTTCAACCACATGATCCACATTGCCAATAATGCCAAGTATTGCGGCCAATAAAGCAACAATAAGCCCACGAAAAAAATCTCTCAAGTTAAGCGAGAGAAAAACACTCTTATCATTCAAATTAAAAAAATCTTTCATATTTTTATTTTTTAATCGTTATAAAATAAATTACTTTTTTCAATTATATAATCCTGCTTCAGAAGTAACATCTGCTCTGCAAGTTGAAGTATCGGGGCACCATTTCTTATCTGCGACATGAAATAATCATATTCTCCAATCCCATCGAATAAATCCTCATTGGTAACACGTAATTGTGTTCTTGCTATTCCTACTTCGGGCTTTGAAACATTGACCTCTATTGTTATTGTCTTACTATTCCAATTACTCACCCTTACAATACCACAAATAATCCCATCACGGAAAGAAATACTATAAATAGATGCGTCAATTTCAGGTTCAAACGGTATCAATAATTGCGAAATTTCTTCGCCCGTATATAACTTGCAAGGCAAAACTTTCAAATAATCCCATACCTCTCTGAACGCCTCGTTAAACAATACCATTTCTGGCAATACCCATTCGTTTTCACCTATCCGTATCGGCTCAAGTACGTTATTCTCTCCGTAATATCCTGCAACGTAATCCCTTTGTTCTTTGTTAAGTAATATCATATTTCTCAAGGATTAAAGTTAACTAATTCTTTTATCTGCAAATAATTCGTATAAATTTCTTCAATCGTCAGCCCAGCCCCTATTTCTAAATAGCCGTATTTATTTGTCGTAAGAGTTCCAGCAGTGCCATTATTATTCATGCACCCAATAAAAAATGGTATTGTCGTTAAATCTCTTGTCGTTCCAACACTCTGCGTGCCCAGCAAAACACTCCCATTCCTATATCCCCACATCGTCGTTGTGTTTCGTGTGTGCGTAAAGATACCACTATTAACGGCATTCGGCTGGTCTCCATAAAGCATCGTATTATTAAACAAATAATCTGCCAATACATCATTTGTTAATGTGTATCTTGCTCTCCCAATAAAATAATTATTCCCTGCATAACATCCCCAATCGTAAGAACCCGAAGCTATACTTGTACTTTTTTTGTACTGCGTAACGGAAACGCTGAACTTGCTTATAATGCCTCTATTGTCCGATGAGGGAGTAAAATTTGTATTTACATATCCTACGTCTGCAGTAAATCCATCATTAGGAACAAAAGTCGGAGAATTTACAAAAACTGCATTGCAATAATTTCCCTTCATGTTTAACAACGCTCCCTGACTTGTAGGATTTTGCAAAAGGTAAATACAAACTTTTTTATCCCATAACCCCGCTGACTTCTGTGCCTTGATAAAATTATCTACCTTTCGTTTAAATGAATCACTTGGCTGTGTAGTAAATCTTGCAAAATAAGCCAGTGCATCTATATCATATTTATTTCTATAAACGCCATAACCAACGCCAACGCCTACACCAATTGCGAGTTGCGAAAATACTAATCTCGACAATAATAAAAGAAAAAATAATATAACAAAACGTTTTATCATTTTACTTCCCGATATATAATGTTGTTACACCATTCGCCGTCGACTTTACAATCGTTTTTATGACCTCGGGATTCCATCCTGGAGTGAATTTCCATACTACTGTGTCGCTTCGTCCATCAATAAATACAACCTTTAGTTGAATAGTACTATCTTTTACATTTTTAATTCTAAACCCACCCCCATAATCTGTGTAACTACTCGAGGCAACGCTGATAATTTTTCCATAAGTTATATTGACGGATTCTTTTTTATTGTCAACATTTCCCTTATCAGCACGAAAAATAATTAGTGCAATAATGCACAACAAAACAATAGATATTTTTTTGTAATTCATATTTATTTTTTTTTAATCACCAATAACTTTTATTTTTCTATAATTTTTTATTTGATAGTTTTTCCATTCATTATAATCAGCGGACTTCATGCATAAAAAATTATAAACATTATCTCTTAATGCCATAACCTTTTCATTTACTTTGTTTGTTATCATTGCCATCTGAACGTCTGTCAACGGCTGACTTAACTCATCAATTTTTTGTACAACACCAAAGGCAGTAAGATTTACGGAATTTTCGTCAAGCAATCTTTTATAAGTACAATAAGCATGAAACATCTTAATACCATGCAAATAATATTTATCGCCCGAATTATTTTCATATTCTCCGCCATTATATAACAATGAAAATCTTTCCGTCTGTAACGGCGGGCTTGTATTTAAATCATTCAATAATGCATTTGTAAGATCCCATCCAAGAAGCGGAATAACATCAAAAATCTGTGCCTCACGGATGAAGCGTGTCATCTGTGCTGATGGTATATTGCTCGATACACGACAATAAGTCGTTACATCATTGGCTGTTATTAACAAGTCCATAAAAATTTAATGGCCAAATTTTTATTTCGTCTAAATTTACATTAAAAACAGAATGCGAAAAAATCAATTTAACATCATCTTCAATCATTTGTCTGTCGGCATCTGTAATTGAATTGTAAAAATCGTAAGCATCTTTGATTTCATTCGCTGTTCCCAACTTCCCGGCCACAAGTTCCCCTCTTAATACTGGCGGCTGCATGAATATATTACCAATATTTGACTGGACTGATTTTTCCGAATATTCGAATTCCTTATCAAAATTTTGAACTTCAAAGGGCGTGAACTTGGGAATTTCTTCAATTCTATCTACCTCAACGTGCAAAATTTTACATGCCGCTGAATCGCCCTGCATTTCTTTTATTGCGTCTGCGATAGTCCCATTGTTATATTCTTCATCAGCCTTCGCACCGCCAATTGTTGTCAATATTCCAGACGGCAAATAATTATTTTTTACATTTCTGTATTTTATCGTCGCTATCCCATCCTCCGTTGCGATATCAGATATTACAGCATCATATATTGGCGTTGGATAAGTATTTACACCATCATTCGACATATACAACACTTGTCCATTGTATTTTTCAATACCGCCCACAGATTCAACTTCGTTCAAAACATTATCAGGATTGAAACGATTAATAAACACAAACCTACTTGTATCCACGTTGGCTCGTTTGCGACAATTCCAATCATCGTAATAAACAAACCTGCCAGTAAGCTCTCTTTCATCATCTATTTCATATCTTAAAAATTCTAAAGGTATATGATATATCGACACTATTTCTCCGTTCATATTGTAATTTACATGCCACGCACGACCACCAAAAATAGTATGGTCATAAACGATAAGACGTAATAAGTCGATAAGCCTTTCTCCATTTTCATTTACCTTCAAATTATTAATCGCCTCAATGCCTCTACCAAGCACAAAACGAAAATATATATTAAGACATTTGGTTAGTGTCCCGGAAGAAGATTTCAAATCGAGAATCTTCTGAGGATAATCATTGCCCTTGCCATAACAGCGGATTTTCTTCGACACATCCGCTGGTACTTCAATGCGTTGTTCCGTTTTTAATAACGATACCTTCATTTATTTTCCTGTTTCTTTTTTCTTCCACGTTTTTTCTTTTGTGTCTCTTCAATTTCTTTGATTTCTTCAACTGCAGAAAAATCTTTTTTTATTTCTTCATCTTCTACTATAACTTCATTTTCAACTTTCTCAATTGTTTCTTCTTTTTTCTTTTTAAGTCCACATCTTATCTCCCAATCATTAGGATAACTTTCAAAATATTTTATTAATCCAGGATTTTCATACAAAGCAATTTCGGCAAGTTCGTCAGTGATCGAAAAACGATTAAAAACAATAAGTCCATTTTTTGCTTTAATAACTATTGCTCCCTGCTTTAATTTATATTCTGATCTCATATATTCAATAAGTTTGTTTTTCTTTTTTAAATTTCTTAATTCAAAATATGCGTCTGAAATACAATTGTTACAACTAATGTTTAATGGTTTTTTGAAATTTATTTCATATAATTTTTTTATTAATCTCGCTTCTTCATGCGTATACTTAGATGAAACAATATTCTCTGGAATTATATCGTCGAATTTCATCTTCCCATTATCTTGTTTTTATTTATTTTTTAAAGGGGCACGTTATTATACGTACCCCTTAATTAAAATCATACAAGGGCTTCGAGTGCTGCCTTAGTAGTATCAAGATCAGTTATGAAAAACGTCTTTGCAGGATAATGTTCTTTGCCAAAATCACCAGTTGAAAATGTACACACCCAACCAGCCCGCAAGTCTTTATCATCCGGATTTCGCTTGCATTCTGTCATCTCAAGACCATTTGTGTATCCAAGAACTTCATACACAGAATTACCATTCGCATTTTGATAACGATTTTTGATTATGAATACAAAACGCCCGTTTGCAAATTCATCAATTCTTTCTTTAACATCTGGGGAATTATCAAAAATTCTTATTGTCAATTTTTGTTCCCACTCATTGATGTAACGTCCTTTAACAAGAGAGTTTTCATATTCATTGGAATAGCGAAATCCAGTGATTTTAAATCCAAATAACGCAGGCGAAGCACTCTTCAACGTAATCCCCTCGATGATGTTATCATTTTGGACATTGAGTGTGAAGCTTTCAATATCCTCATAATTGATAACATATATTTCATCGTCAATCCCCGGGACTAACGGAAAAGTACACGTCGCCGTAATGCTTTCAGTTAACTTTTTATAGCAAGCCATAATTCATTTTTTTTAAATTCCAACTTGCACGAGAGTGTCGTCGAGAATAAGGAAGTCGAACTTATCAGAAGCCTCAACCCTCCAATAACGTGTTCGTGGGTCGTAATTCGATGCAACATAATTAATTCCACCATCTGCACTTTCCAGTCCAATTGCAAGATTTGATTTTGTGGTGTACACAATTCTATTGGGAGATGCCCAATAAGTTCCGCTATCCATATAAGATTTTATCACGTTATCCCATTCTGGCACAGCGATAACGGGCACACCACGATATTTCAATTGATTTCCGCCTTCCTGCAACATGCCAACGGCATTATTGTATCCATAAGTCTTCGCCAAATCTTCCAAATATCCATCAAAAATTGCCTGCGTGACAAGAATTTGCTGGTCCTGCTGTGCTTTCAATTTCAACGGTGCTGCATCATATACCGATTTGATATAAGCATGACATTCACTTGCAGTAAGCGTTTGATTTGCATAAGTTGTTTCTGCATTTTCGGTAATCGTCGTTCTTCTTGCTGATTCACTTGCATAGATATCTGCTAATAATTTGAAGAATCCATCGTTGATATTAAAGTAGTTGGGATCAACGCTGTTGCTCAATTCACCAGCTGGAGAATCATTAAAGTTAGCGGCATCAGTGTCTCCAAACCATGCATAGCGGAACAAATCGAGCGATAATGCCGGTACAAGTTGTGCCATTACTAATTGCTCAACAACAGTTCCAGTTAAATCATTTGCATCTAAGCCAAGTTTCTGGGCGAGTTGCAAAATTGTTCCGTCAAGATCGGAACGACAAGTGTCAATGATAACTTCCCATGCGGTGGGATTCCAGGTCTTCCTCGACAATGTCATCTTGGCACTACTATCTGCGGTTGGACTACATCCCTGACGAGCCTTCATTAATAGACCAAACGTGCCATACAGACCAACATCTTCAGCAGCACGTATTCCACTATACAGCGTGTGTATAGAGTCAATTTTATTCTTCTGCTCGAAGATTGCTTTCTTAATAAGTTTTCTTACATCAGCGTTAATTGTGTTAAGAGTTAACGCACTCGGATTAATTGCTGCCATCTTTTAATTATTTTTTAAGTTAGACATTTCTTTAATTTATTTTTTTAAAAACGCTTTTTCAAAAGCATCATAAGGCGAAGGTTTATTCGCCGCATAATTTTCTCTCTTCCCCGGAACAAACGAACTTTTCGCAGTTGCATTTACTGCCTTTTTATTTTCAAATTCCGAAATTTTATTTTTTAGTTGTTCGATTTCGGCACGAAGTTCCTCGATTATTTTTTCATTTTTCGCCAACTCATTTATTTTTTCTTCTATATTAACGTCGGGTTCTTGTTTATCTCCACTCTGTTCTTCTTTTTGTTCTTCGACTTTTTTAATTTCCACAATTACCCCATCTTTCACGACAATTACTTCACCTGTTTCTAATTTGTATTCCCCGTCCGGCGATGCCTTATCACCAACCATTAAATCACCATCTTCTCGTTCTACCGTTAATTCTTTTCCGTCAATGTCAACGATTACGAGGGCAACGGGTTTAGACAATTCCTGTTCCGATTCTTTTTCACTTCCTAATATACATTCGGAAATAAGATTTAATCCATTTTTAATTTTTTCAATGTTCATAATACAATTATTTTTTTTATTATTAAAATATGCCATTGCTTTTGCAACTTCTTTTAATCCTGTGGCAAATCCAAATTTTATTGCTTCGTCCGCCGTCATGAAACGTTCTTGTTTCATCAATTCAAGAACTTCACTTTTACTCAACGATGTTCTTTCAGAATAAATGTTTGAAATTTTTTCTTCCGCACCCCGCATCATCTCGGCCATTTTTTGAAGATCTTCAGACGTCAACGATTGTCCCGATGGGTCTATCCACGGAAGATGAATCATTAATTCAGAACTTTTGGCCATCAAACGTTCATCGCCTGACAAAAAAACAATCGTTGCAATAGAATAACACTTGCCATCAACAATTGTTTTTATTTTCTTTCCAGATGAACGAAGTAATTCATATATTGCAATTCCTTCTTCCACCTCTCCGCCGGCAGAATTTATTCGCACTACAACCTCTTCATCATCTTTTGCACGCTTAAGAGCCTTTGCAACATCAAGGGCACAAACCCCCATGTATGAATCAATTACATCGTATATGTATATTTCCATCGATAATAAAATTTTAGTTATAAATATACGTTTAAGATAAACTAATTACCAAAATTTTTTGCGTAGTTTTAGTGTTAAAAAATGAAATATTTTTTGTTCATTTTTTAATTTCCAAAATATCATTTAAGATCCCGTAATTAACCCCTAATTGTATTTTGCATCCTAACTTTGCCAATGCATCTCTTAATTCTGTAAAATCTTTTTTTATTTTATCTGCTCTTTCAGATAATTTTTCATGCGTCACAAAATCAACACCCCAAAGAGTTATAGTATCAGGTCTATAACATTGATAAGCAAAACACACGGCAACAAACGGAGATGATATGCTAATTGGAATTTTTTTTTCGACAAGTTGTTCGTAATATTCATTACGTTTGCCAAGTAAAATTAACATAAAATTTTTCATGTCCGACCATTCAATGAGTTGCGAGACAAATACTTTATATCTACTTTTATATATCTCCGACAAACGTTCTTCAGAAAAACGATTCTTACCATCAACAACAACAAGATAATCGAGAACTACATCTCTATCAATGTATCTACAAACATCATTAACTCCAATCTTTATATCGTCTTCAGCTTTATATTTATTTATCGATTCACCGCAAGCTAAAATATCTATATTCATAATTCTTTCTCGTATATTTTTTCCATGAAATCTATAGCACGTCTCAACTGCCAACTGCTTATCCCACATTCTATTGTCATTCTCTTGGCAATATTTTTTTTATTCCCGGCAAGACGAAATGCCAAATATTTTTTATACCATTCATATTGATAACATATTCTATTGGACAATAATTTATGCCCTTTTAATTCCTTTTCGTTTTGTCTTATATATTCATATGTTGTCATAAATCAAAATTTTTCTTTTTTCTTGCTTCAAATAAAATCCTATCTCCTTCATTATATTTTTCTCCTCTCTTATATGTTTCATCCCATACAATACTGCTGTTTGTTTCCGGGTGTTCATGCTTAATTATTATATCGTCAAAATAAACACATTTATTTAAAATCTTTGATACCTCTGTAAATTCAGCGTCACAATAAATATTTTTATAGCCCCAATAATATATGTATCCGAATCTATCATAATAATTTCTGCCAATTATCGGAAGTGTATTTAATCGCTTCCTCTGAAATCCATCATTAAACCATAAAACACCATCTGTATCAGGGAAATAATCTCTCATTATCGCCCTTATTACATTATCAAAACCATCAACAATTGGCATCATGTCATCACTGCAACAGATAACAATGTCCCATTTATAATTATTTATTTTATTTATCAATGTCATGTCATTACATGCAATAATTTTATTTGCGTGTCTTGAATGTGTAATGTGCATATATTTGTATTCTCTGATACGATCCAATACTTCAACTTTATTCATTTCCTCATCATCATCGTCAATGACAACATGAAAAATAAAATTTTCTCCCTTTATTTTTTTATAATACTCATCCAGCGTATTAAAAAACTTTTCACGTCGTCCACGTGTCGGGTACTGAAATAATAACTGATAATTTTTTTCTTGTTTCATATTTTTATTTTTTTTAGTTTAACATAGCCATTGTAAGTCAATGCCATAAGTTCGCCATTCCAGTTATTATAATAATTCACAATTTTTTCTATTTTCGTATCATTATGATTTATACGTGCTGAAGAATTTTCAAGTTTCCATCTTATATCGTTTCTTATCCATGAGTAATGTTGCATTTCAAGATTTTCTCTTTCAAATATAAAATAATTTTTGGGAAAAACTTTCCTCGATGGGTCGACACGCAATGGATATTTTACAATTCTTTCAAACATTCTTTCATCAATTCTAAAAATAAACGAAACAAAATAATCTTCCGGGACTTCAAAAACATGCTCCTCATCACCATAATATGTCACAAGCCCGCAAAATGTTGTGTCATATTTATTTGCGATTTTCTTCGCTTTCTCAAATTGATATTGGCAATAAATCTCATCACAATCCATTGATATATGATGCGTGCAACCATTTTTCTTACTTAATCTAAGTCCAATATTTCTCTTATTTATCTCATTCAATAATGGTGATTTATATTCTTTATTTTCACTCCAATAAACACAATTAATTAATCCATCATTAAGTAAGTCATATACATTTTTTTTGTCTTCTTCTTTAATTATATTTCCATAATAAGATTTTTCCTGACAAACGACAGAGATAAAATCTACACTTCCTCTTATCCGTTCAATAGATTTTCTTAAATTTTCCGTGCCATCAAAAACATTATAACTTACTCCCAGCTTCATTAAAACTATTTATTAACGATAAATAAAATTCAAAAAAAACTCCCGTATGCTTTTTCAAAAATTCTAAATTACTGTCATCAAAAACCGAAGACAAATATAATGAATTTTTTGCATTGCTATGATATATCTGCGATTCTTTTTTATGTCCCATCGTGTCGGACGTCGGAAATCCTTTTATCCCAATACTTATAACTGGTTCATCTTTTGTGAAATCATTCAACCCAACATATACGGCATTCTTTACCCGACGTGTCAAAAAATAATCAAAATCCAAATCCCATTCATTCGGAACGCATTCATTAAAAATACCACGCCCCAAAACCATCCCCATTGCCGATGCATGCCCTGGATGTCTTAATAATGCAAAACGTTTTAATCCTAAATGATAATAAATCGTATTTCTTATTCCAAACAAATTTGGCTTCCCTGATTGTTGATACAATGTAATTACATTTTTTAAGTAATCATCAGAATAATAATCGTCCTCTTCCCACAACGCAATACAATCACAACCAATATTAAATAAATATATCAACCCATTAATATATCTCCAATTCAAATCAATATCTATTTTCGCCACATGTGCCCAATCCATCACAAGAACTTCATCTGGCTGCAAGGTCTGCCTTTTCAACATATCAAGAGACTTATAAAGAAAAAAATCTCTCTTATGCTGTGTCGGTATTAAAACTCCAATCATAAATTCGCCATGTTTAAAACTTTTATTCTTTCCTCTTGTTTTGCATTTATATCTTCCACTGTTACTATTGGAGTGGGCATTTTCTTTATCGCCTCTCCCACTGCCTCGTTTTTCATCATGTCAATTTTGGGAGTTGAAACATTAGTTGTTGAGCCAGCAGATGAAAAACCACTCAAAGAAAAATCTCCACCCGTACCACCTCTTGTTGGTATCTTAACTCCATCGACAATTTTTTTTGCTCTTGCAATGTTTGTCAGAACTGCACCAATCGTTGAGGCTATGGCAACAAGATTAACTGGAAAAGGTTGAGCCATACTCGAGGCAACACCCTTTGAAATTGCAACTCCTGTATCAAGTGCTATTTGGGCTAATGCAAGCGATTTCCTGTATTGTGTCGATTGACGCCCAAATGCATCTCCCATTGCCTCGATTCCGGCTAATAAATCCATTCCGGCCATCCCTAATTCTGCACGCATTGCCCACTTTGCACGTTCTTCTTCAATTGATTTTTCTTTGAGTTCTTTTGAAATGGCCTCTTCAATATTTTTATATTGATATAATTTTGTCAAAGCATCATCAAAGGCAACTCCGACATCTTTCATTCTTTTTTCTCTATCTTTCTCCTCTTCATCTTCTGTTTTTGAAAAAATATTTTTTAAATCATTAGAAACATTCTCGTTCGTATTCGAAAGATAATCCTGCCAAATTTTTCCACTTAATTCAACTACTTCTTTCGATCCGGCAAGTATCTCTTCTTGCAAGTCTTTAGCCTTTAACACCAACTTTCTTGTGTCTTGTTCAAATTCCGCTCTTACCTGATATAACTTCGCTTCTGATTTTGATAACGCTTCAAGTGATTCTTCGCTAGCATTCTTTATTCCCCCCTCAATTTCTATTTTTTTCTGTGCAATCTTATATTCTAATTCCGCATTTTTTAATTTTACCTCTAATGTTCTGCGTTCAAATTCAATTGCCTCCTTGGCCGCCCGTAATCTCTCTTCATTGGTTCTCGTCTCATCTTTTGCGATTGTTTCTGCTTTTTGTCGCAAGTAATTATTTCTTTCTATTTCAACGTTCTGTGCTCTTAACGCATCCTCAAGTTCATTTTCCATTCTTTTTAATTCTCTCGCAGATTCTCCAGCACGTTTCATTTTCTCCTGCATTTCCTTGTCTATTCCGGTGAGTCCAAGTATAACGGCGTCCCCCATTTCTTTAATCGCATTTTGAAATTCGGCCATATTACCGCTAAACAAAGCCTTTAATGCAGCTGCGGCACTCTTTCCTAATTCATAAAATGCTTTAAATGGACGAATAAGAAAATCTAAAATTTGTTGACCAGCCTTTTTAAAATCTCCGGAAAATAAAGCAGTGGCAAAATCTTTAATCGCATTGATTATTGGTTGAAATAATCCTTTAAGATATGCCATCGTTTCGGAAAATTTATCCGCCCCCTCATCAGATGAAGTAAACGCCTTGTAAAGTCCATATAACGCAGTCGTTATTGCGGTTATAACAAGCACGACGGGATTTGCAAGTAATGCTTTTAATTGCGACCCAAGAGAAGAAATGCCAGATGTAACACTCCCTATCGGTCCCGGCATATTTGAAAGAGCATCAACGGAATTCCTTATCGCCTGCTCATAATTTCCAACATTTAATCTTCCATCTTTAACACCAGCATTAAACGACAACAAAGCATTTTTTGTATTTTCTACGTTTGCTTTAGCCGTCTTATATGCTTCCGTTAATTCTATTGTCCCGTCAGCATTAACTTTCAATAGTCCGGCCTGCTTGCGTAATTCAACCTCTGCTGCAACCCATGTATTATATAACTGTTTATAACTTCCTTCGGTTTCATTGACAGCGGCAGTTGTGTGTTGTATTTGTTTTATGTTTTCATTATATTCCTTTGACAATCTTTTTATTTCGGCCTCTATTGTGACAATTTCTTTTGTATGATCACCATCGGCCTTCTGTAATTCTTTGCGTTTATTTTTTAGTTCGTCAATTTCATTTTTTAATCTCGATGTTTCATCGATAACCTTATCGAGATTGGTGTCTATTTGTAATAATATTTTTTCTTTTTGTTCAGCCATATCATCTTACTATTTTTATCAATTCAACTTTCGTCGGTTTCCCCGGCATGTAATCAACAATTTTGTTTAAATAAAAAAACGAATTATAATAACTTACATAAATAGGTTTCGCTACATCAATTCCCAAATCATCGCCAGTTAAATTAAAATAAGCAATTACTTTTTTCGATTCATCGAGCATGTCGGTAAAAACATCATAGTTTTTTAAA